CACCGCCACCGAGGCAGGTGCGGCGCGAATCTCGATGGCTGGGAGGCAGGGAAAGAGGATGGCTGAGAAGGTGAAACGTGGGCGGCGCCCCAGGAATGTCGACGACGGCTTCGTGATTGCGGAAGAACCGAAGCCGGACCTGAACCCAAGTCAGTACCAGTACATGACCGTCATGCTGCCAAATGACGCCGATATAAACCGGTTCGGCGCTGATGGCTGGGAGCTGGTATCTGTCATCCCGTCGACCCTCGACATGGCAGTGTTCTATTTCCGCAAGAGACCATAATGGCAACAACCTGGACAGTGGCAGATATCGCAGCGCTAGAGGCCGCGATAAAGAGCGGAGCTCTGCGCGTGCGGTTTTCTGACGGCAAGGAGATCCAGTACCACTCTCTCTCGGACATGTTGACGCTCCTGCGCACGATGCGCGAGGAGGTGTCAGGCGTAACCACCGGCGGCGCAGCGAGAACCACCCTCGCCGTCATGCACAAGGGATAGGCCGTGAGCAATTGGCTTGACAGGGCAATCGCGTGGGTGGCCCCCACTTGGGGAGTGCGCCGCATCCGTAACCGGGCAGCGGCCAATGTGCTGCTTTCCTATGATGGCGCGCGCCGCGATAGACGCACGGGCGGGTGGCATACCGCGGGGACCAGTGCGGATGCCGAGATCGGCCCGAGCCTTGTTGCCTTGCGGGACCGCAGCCGCGACCTGGTGCGCAACAACCCATACGCCTCTGCTGCGATGGACGAGCTCGTGGCGCAGTGCGTGGGTACCGGCATCACGGCGCAGCCGAAGAATGCGCGTCTGGCCGAGGCATGGAAAATTTGGGTGGACGAGTGCGACGCCTATGGCCAGCAGGACCTATACGGCCTCGAGCAGCTGGTGGTGCGCACCATATTTGAGTCCGGCGAGTGCCTGATCCGGAGGCGGCCGCGCCAAAGCGGCGACGGGCTCCAAATACCGATGCAAATCCAGGTGCTCGAGCCCGACTACCTGGACCACAACAGGACCGGCAAGAACGGCGGCAACCGGGTAATACAGGGCGTTGAATTCGACCCCATCGGTCGGCGCGTGGCCTATTGGATGTTTGGCGATCATCCCGGCGACAACACCTCTTTCAGCCGCTTCACCTCTGAGAGCCACCGAGTCCCGGCTGACGGCGTGCTGCACATCTACGACAAGCGCCGCACCCAGGTGCGCGGCGTGCCGAAGCTGGCCCCGGTGATCATGTCTCTGCGGGACCTCGATGAATATTTCGAGGCCGCCATCGTGAAGAAAAAGATCGAGGCGTGTTTCAGCGCATTGATCACGCAAAACGAGGGGCCGGACATTAACCCGGTCGGTCCCGTCGCGACAAATTCGGAGGGCCAGCTCGAGGAAAGCATGGAACCGGGCATGATCCGTTATCTGAGGCCCGGGGAGGATGTAAAATTCGGCGCCCCCGGCGGTCAGGGCGATGGATACCGTGAGTTCATGCGCGATTTGCAGTGCCGGATCGCTTCCGGCATCGGCATCACCTATGAGCAGCTCACCGGCGATCTGTCCAATGTGAACTACTCGTCATATCGCGCCGGGCACTTGTCATTCCGCACGAAAATCGACCAATTTCGCTGGCTCTGCCTGGTCCCGATGTTCCTTAACCCTGTCTATCAGTGGTTCGTCAACTACGCCGTAGCATCAGGGTTCAATGCGCCGCTCGACTATAGCGTCGAGTGGTCCATGCCGGGATTCGCCAGCGTGGACCCGGAGAAGGACGCGCGCGCCCTCATGACAAAAATCCGCAATGGCATAACGACGTGGCCGCAGGCCATTGGCGAGGAAGGGTATGACCCTGAAGAGCAGCTGAGGGAAATAGCAGCGTGGAACCGGCGATTTGATCAAGCGGGCGTGGTCTTTGATTGCGATCCGCGACACCGCACTTCTATCGGCCAGCGGGTGGGCGTCAACGCCCCGGCCAACTCGGCCATAAAAAAAGAAGGAGAACCTGATGGAGAAGCTTAAAGTTCCTATGCAGATGCTGGGGGCGGAGATTCTGACAGCCGAAGACGCCAAGGACCGCCGTTTTGCCCTCAAGTGGTACACGGGCGCGACCGTGACGCGCCATGAGTACGTCAGCGGAGAGAAGTACCTGCTCACCCTGTCCATGGAACCGAAGCACATCCGCATGGGCCGCTTGAGCTCCGGCAAGGCCCCGCTGCTCGATTCGCACGGCAGCAATGACCTGTCTCAGGTGATCGGCGTAATCGAGTCTGCCGACACCGAAGGCAACGCCGTTGCCCGTATGAGCAAGCGCGCCGGCGTCACGCCCTACTGGGAGGACGTGCAGGCTGGGATCATCCGCAACGCGAGCGTTGGCGCGCTCGTGCACAAGCTGAAGGATGTGTCTAGAAAAGACGCTGACGGAAATGTTGTCGAGCGCGAATATCTCGCAATCGACTGGGAGCCGATGGAAGTGTCTCTTGTCCCCATCGGCGCGGATCCCAGGGCCGGAATGTCGGCTCAACTCGAGGACAAGAATCGTTTCACCGAGGCGGAGATTGTCTCTGTCTCTTTAACAGGGGCTGCCGCGGCCCGCTTGGAGATCAATATGGAAAAAGAAACCGCTCAGGCGGGACCGGAAACCCGCTCGACACTGAAGGAAGAGGAAGCAAAGCTTGCCGCAGAGGCCGCCGAGGCCGAGCGGAAGCGGATCATTGAGGCCGGAATCGCAAAGGAGCGAGCCCGGGTCCAGAGCATCAACACTACCGTCAAGGCTCTCAACCTGCCGCAGTCGTTCGCCGCGAAGCATATCGCGGATGGCACCGATGCAGACGTGTTCAACAAGTTGGCCATCGACGAGAAGGCGAAAGAGGCGGTAATTACTCAAACGCAGCAGCAGATCGGCGTTGGAGCGGTCGGGATCCGCAGCGACGAGGCCGACAATCGCCGGCGCGGCATGGTTGGCGCACTTCTGAACCGAATTCAGGAAGGCTCATGGGCCTATATCGAAAAGGATGGCGACTTCTCTTACAACGCCAGCGCGAATGCCCGCCTGTGGGACGGCTCCCGCCCCTATGCGGGGATGACCCTGATGGACTGCGCGAAGGAATGTCTGGCCGCAGCCGGGATCAGGTGGCAGAGCAAAAACCAGAGCGAGATCGTGACACTCGCATTCCAGTCAACCAGCGACTTCCCCTACATCCTCGCGGACAGCGCCAACAAAACGCTGCGCGCCGGGTACGAACTCGCACCGTCGCCGTGGAAGTTGATCGCTGCGCAGCGAAGCGCCCGCGATTTCAAGGACCAGCGCGAATTGACGCTCGATTCAGGCTCCCGGCTGGGGAAGGTGCCCGAATCCGGTGAGTATGCTCGCGGATTTCTGACAGAAGGGCGCGAGAGTTGGAAGGTCGACAGCTACGGCCAGATCATTGCCGTGACCAGGCAGGCCGTCATCAATGACGACCTGGGGGCGTTTACTACCATTCCTTTCTTGCTTGGTCAGGAAGTGGCAGCCAATGAGGCGAGCATCGTGGTCGGCCTCATCACCGCAAACGGCAGCATGTCAGACGGCGTGGCCCTGTTCGAGTCCAGCACGCACAAGAACTATGTCGCCAGCGGCTCCGGCGCGGCAATCTCGGTGTCATCTCTCGCTACGACCGCGCTCAAGATGATGACGCAGNCNGGCCCNGGCGGGAAGCCGCTGGCGCTCATGCCCAAGTACCTGCTCGTCCCCGCCGCGCAGGCGACCCTGGCGGTGCAGTACACCACCGCAATCCCAGCTGTCACCAAGGCGGCGGATGTCAACCCTTATGCCGGCCAGCTCACGCCGCTTGTTGAGCCCCGGCTTGACGCGGCGGGGATTACCGATTCCTGGTACCTTTTTGCTGATCCCATGAGTGCCAACGGAACCGTGCTGGTCTACGCCTATCTGGCCGGCCAGAGCGGCCCCCGGACCGAGACCCGAATGGGTTTCAACGTGGACGGCATGGAAATCAAGGTGAGTGAGGATTTCGGCGCTGGCGTCGTCGATTATCGCGGCGCAGCGAGGAACCACGGCAGCTAGTTTTTTAACAATCAAACAGTGACAGGGACGGCCGCCTACTGGGGACGTCCCTGTTTATGGAGAAGCTCATGAAGAATTATGTTTCGGAAGGAAGGTTCATTAATGCCGCATGCACCAGCCCCGCCACTCCGAAATCCGGCGACCCCGTTCTTATCGGCGCGATCCCCGGCGTGGCAGTCACCGACGAAGGGGATGGCGGCAACGCAACAGGCGAAACAACGGTCTGCACCAGTGGGATATTCAACCTGCCTGTCGAGGGCACCGATGCCTCTGGCAACAAGGCTGTCGCTGTCGGCGACAAGGTCTATTACGATTCGGCCGCGACCATCAAGCTCTCAGTCGACGCCTCCAAAGTGCTCTTTGGCGTAGCGCTCGGCACGGTGTCGTCCGGCTCGTCCGCCGTGATCAAAGTCCTGATCTAAAGATGTTCGACTTCGCCGCTCATAATCCGGTCTTCCTTGTCGCGTTCGGGGATGAGTTTTCCCTCGTGCGCAACATCGACTTGCTGGATGCCTCCCCAGCAACGGCACCCTTTCGGGCCATCAACTGCGCCTTTGATGCGCTCGAGGGGGTGCCACCTGGGGACCTCAGCTCCTATATGCGACTGTGGGTATCTGTGGCGGATTTCGCCACGCCGCCGGCCAAGGGAGACGAGGTGCTGACGGCGACGACAGCCTACAAGATCTCGGATATCGAACGCGACGACTCCGGAGGGATGTATATGCTGTGTAGATTCGATCGGGCCTTGGCATGAGCAAGCGTCCCGTCAATGTCTACGTCAAGCGCAAGCTTGAGTTGGGGCGCCTCGATTACGACCAGCTCAGAATGTACGCCCTCGGAAACACAGGGCTCAATGCCATCAAGGCGCGCACGAAAAAAGCCCTCGACTCCGAGGACCGGCCCGCGAAGCTGAAAAGCAAGGCGTGGGCGATTATCAAATCCCGTAAAGGCCTCCGAAACGTCAAGGACCTGCGCGGCACTGGCATGATGTTCACGCATGCCATCGCGAAATTCCGAGGACGTGAGGCGAAGCGCAAGAACAAGCTCAAGCATGTGGGCCATCTAATGGATCAAATCATGGTCCGCAAGGTGAGTCAGAACCGCGCCTACATTGTTGAGCCCACGACGGCCCCCGGACGCATGAAAGCCCGCGGCAACTCGGATATGCTCATGCTGTCCCCGAAGGACCAGAAGGCCATCAAGGACGCCGCGGCACGCATATTCAGCGAAATCAAAAAGGGCCTCGTCAAGGTCCGCGCACGGAAGTGANCTCAAATGCTAAAGCCAGCCGCTCTACTCAGGGACCTCGTCATGTACCTGCGCTCTATGCCTGATCTCGTCCAGGCAATGGAAGGCGACCCCGAGAACATATTCGCGCACAACAACACATATCCTATAGGGGCAAACTTCGATGAAGCGCTTCGCACGCTAAAGTCTCCGCGCATTATGGTGCGCTACCGCTATCCCGGCCCTGCTGCCGCAGGCATGGGTTATTCGCACACGCTCTCGCTCTATGCGCGCCCCAAGGCGGGGCATAGCTATGAGGATCTTCTCGACCTCATCATCAACAGCACCGCGACCGGGAAACCGATCCCCTTCGGGCTTGACTCGTTCAACGATGACGTGTGCCCCGCAGCTTTCACCTTCACCGAGCCAATGCCGGACGAAGAAGGAACTGAGTTTTTGCAAATTGATTTAACGGTTGACGAACGATAGGAGAAACCAATGCCAGCCAATGATAGGGAAATTTTAATCGCGTTCGGCAAGAACAAGCAGGACGACCTTGCCACTGCCAACACGGCGGCTGGCTTGGTGCGCATGGGCAAGCTGAACGCTTCGAATATGTACCCCACGCTCAACACCGAGAACGATGCCGAGGAATTCGGCAAAGGACACGAGTTTGCCACCCAGGTATTCAAGTCCCACTGGGACGTTGCGGGGCAGATCGAGAAGTACGTGTCCTCGCAGTTCGCGGCATGGGTGATGGCCTTCTCGCTCGGCAAAACCACGAAGAGCGGAACCGGGACGTTCACCTATACCAGCACCCCGCTTGACCCCGTCACCGACGGACTGGAGCTCCCGGCGTTCTCGTTCGTCGAGCAGATGCGTCCCGGGGCTAACGCCGTTGTCGACTTCATGAACATTGGATGCTGCATCAACGGGTGGACTCTGTCCATTGGCAGCGGTCCCGGCCGGGCCAGCGCGAAGCTGGTCGCCGATATTGTCGGCTCCGGCAAATTCGCGGAGCCCTCGGAAATCACGCTCCCCGCGGCCACCGCTGAGACCCTGCTGCCGGCGGCATCGGCAAGCATCACGATCAATGGCGTCGACTACGTGACGGCGAAGAACTTCGTCTCGCTCGAGGCAGGCTGGAACAACAACATCCTGCTTGATGACGGGTTCTATCCGGGCTCCGGCACCAACGCAGGAGCGGCTATTCGCGGGCGTCTCGAAGTGGGGAGTCGCGAAGCATCGCTGCGCTATACGGCCAGATTCGAGGCCGGGAGTACCGAGTACGCCAAAATGAAAAACCAGACTGAAGGGACAGCTGTCATCTCCTTGACCTACGACACGAGCCATTCCTTCACTCTGACGTTCCAGAGGGTGCAATTCGGCCTGGTAGAGAGGGGCAGCCAGAACGGCATTGTCACCGTCGACGTGACATGCGTGCCCCTGTACCACTCCACCAACGGGATCTTCACTTCCGTGATCGAAACCACGCTTGACGGTATCGCCGAAGCGGAACCCACCCCCGAGCCGGAGGAANAGTAACCCCATTTCCAACGGAGGCAACCAATGTTCGATTCTGCACGACCCATCACGCTGAAACTGCAAACGCCCGATGGCCCGAAGGCGGTCACCGTCCGATTCCCGACCGATGAGGAATGGACGGGGCGGCAACGGGCGCGGAAGATCGTCACCAGGTCCCTCGGGCGCGGGATGTCGAAATCCGATGTTCCCGGCCACGAGGAAGT